TGCCCCAAATGGCAAGACTATTCACATCAACTAAGGAGCTAAGTATGAGCAAGGTAATCGTGAATCTAGGGTATCGGTCTATCGTAGTAGATGCAGACAAGGCAATCGCTATTGCCGACATATTACAACACGCAGAGATGTATCAATCCAAGTATCACAGTGCGGAGAACGGCATTCCTTCGTTCAACACACATCACATCTATCCGGTAGAGCCTGACAACAGCTTCACTATGCAGATGCTGACTAACGAGAGCTACAACCTGTACAAGCTGGCAGGTAAGCCAGACAATAACTAAGTAGTACCAACCGAAAGGAGCTAATCATGGGTATATCAGCAAGCGCAGTGCTGGTTGAGTTGAACGTGTCCAACTGGGGCGCAAGTAAGCTTGACCGTAACGTGACAGATGCAGTCAACGCCAATCACAATGCAACACGTGACGCATCGAAGGTGTACAAGAACCTAGTCGCAGGGTCTACCCTGTGTGCTGACATTGCTAAGTATGCAGCACGTATCAGGCTGTACCACAACGAGATGACGTTGCCGTGGGCTAACAAGGGCGCACGACTCTTGCCCGTCAAGCTGATGCTGGAGTACAAGCAGCACGTCAACAACATGCGTGTCACTTACGATGGCATGTGCAACAACTTCTACACGCAGTACAACACCATCGTAGCCAATGCACAGGCTAACTTGCAGGGCATGTTCAAGGCTGATGACTATCCGACACTGGATGAGGTCAAAGAGAAGTTCGGATTCAGCATCGTGTTCTCACCGTTGCCTGAGACGGGTGACTTCCGACTGGACGTAGCCAACGATGACCTGAAGGAATTGCAAGAGAGCTACGAGGCAGACTTCAACAACCGACTGGCTGACGCGGTACGCACCCCGTGGGACAAGCTGCACAAAGAACTCTTATCCCTGTCTACGAAGCTGCACGATGAGGAAGGGGCCGAGACTAAGAAGCGGTATCACGACAGTCTGATCGACAACCCACAGGAACTGTGTCGCTTGCTGACGCACTTGAATGTGACTAACGACCCCAAGCTTGAAGAAGCTAGGCGCGACCTTGAGCGTGCCTTGATAGGTGTAGACATCGAAGACATCAAAGAGTACGAGCACGTACGCAGCGATGTGAAGTCTAAGGTGGATGCAATCATTGAGAAGTTTGACTGGTAAGGAGAACGATATGGGATATCGAAGCGATGTGGCTGCTGTGTTCTATGTAAGTAAGGTGGAGCACTTCCCTATGCTTAAGCTGTGGCTACAAGAGAACTTCCCTGTGGATACGTTCCAAGATTACATACGCTGGTTCGACAGGGGTATGGTGTTTGAGGATGATGGTGTTAAATGGTACGAGGACTACGATGACGTCAAAGCTTTTATCGAAGCGGTGGAGGACTACAAGGAACTAATCGAGGACTTTGACAACTCACCAGTCGAAGGTCAACCTATGTTCTGCTACGAGTTCATACGTGTAGGTGAGAACTACGATGATGTTGAGACTGACTATTGCGGCGACCACGTGGTGTTCATGCTGGACTTGAACCGAACCATAACCGTAGATACACAGGAGGGGTAATGACTATCGACGAGCAAGCAGCGGCTGCGTGTGACAAGTGGATCGACTGGGTAGTGAAAGAGGGCGGAGCGTACTGGAGGCATGGGGATATAGCTGACGAAGATATGGCTGAGTGGATACCCGGTTACTTGCTTGGTGTGCAGCACAGGCTATCTAACGTGCATGGGGACGACGTAGATCATGAGCGGCTATGGCACTTCGGCGAGGACATGCTGTATTTTAAACAAGTTTCGACTGGACGTGAGATGGCAGGTAAGTGCCACGCAGCGGGGTATGTGGCCGGGTATCAATCAATAGGGGGGAAGCATGACAACAGTAACGACAACTAAAAGCATAGCCGAGCAGGTTAAGGCTATCAATGCGAAGTACAAGCACATGCAGACGTGGGTGCTAAAGCTAATGACACACCCTGATGCTACGCCAGAAGATGTAGAGGTTGCACGTACGCTGCTACTCGAAACCGCAGCGGCACTAATCAAAGCGCAGGATAGATTCACAAAGGCTGGCTACACAGTGGATAGACTCGAAGGTATAACCAAGAAATATAGACTCTAGGAGGCGTTATGTACGGACAATACAGGAACAGCGGTATCCGCAGACTGTTTAGCTACGACGAGGCTTTGCAGTGGTGCAGGGCTACGCTGCCTATAAGGGGCAAGGGGCGTAACGCAGGGCTGCGCCCACTGGGGCATCGCAACAAGATGCAGTTCCAGATACGTATGCAGGGTGATGCGGTTGAGTGCGTCTGCTACGACACACCCGTGGTGACATTCCATCCTGATGGGGTTATCGCTATTAAAGATGGCGGCTACGTGTCTCAGACCACAGCACACTTTATTCGTGACGTGCTTAGCATCGGTGCAAGTATTGCGGATAGGGATGTAGTGCTAAGAATCAACGGTGACTATCATCGCCTAAAGTCTGGGGTAAAACTAAAAATGGAACGCGGTAAGTATGAAGTGTTGGAGGTTGCGCCGCATGAGGTGTACCACATCGACCGCAAACTTATGAAGGAGCTACGCAAGCCGGTTGAGGCGTTTCGGACTTATCTGTGCGGCATGATAAAGCTGCGGCAGGGCGTGTTCGATAGAGAAGAACTTGTGACAGAAACCCCCAATGTGGGTAATTGGTCATTGGAGCTTCAACCTTGGCGGCAAGACATAGACCAAGTTGTTCCCCGTATGCGCCACTTTATTGACACGGTATCGCAGGAGGATAAAGATGGGAACTGGTATAAAGCTTCTTTGCAGATGGTCTGGTCTGGCTACACGCACCGAAGCAAGCTTTGGACTGACCCAAAACAGGAACTTAAACACCTTGATGACTTACTCATAGCTACGCATCCAGAAGTACTCTTAGTGAGCCAGTGTGAGCCCGGCGTATTTAAGAAGAACGCTTACGCACGGTTCAAAAAATATAAGGAGCTACAAGCATGACTTACAAATATCCTAACGTGGACTTGAGTTTCGATGGCTTGGAGGTAACAGTACAGCCGTTTTTGGCGCAGCTTGTGGATGCCATAGCTGTTAAGTATCCGACATGGTTATTGATTGGCACTAGAGGTACTGAGTTTGACAACAAAGTCTTGGTGCGCAGTTTTAAAGTAATGAACAACAATAACCCACGCGAGGAAATTGGAGTTATTGGCGTGGGGCATCGGTACGGCAAGTCAGGGCAGAAAGAGCTAGTGTTTGAGATTAGCTGTCAACGCCTATTGATGGCGCGGGATCGTGGCTCGCAGCTACGCACCAAGGAGTTAAAAATTGCAATGAAAGCGGTAAAGCAGCACTTCACACCCCTACCAGTAGCAGCATTGCTAGATGAGGTACGTAACAAAGCGAGTGACTTTGTGCGCTCCACCATCCATCGGTATGGCAACAATCTTTCACATACGCGCAATAAAGCATATTCAGTTATGCAACACTACATTAAGAGTAACGTACAAGCTTTTATGGCTACGTTAGCAGCACCAGAGCAAGAGCTTATGAATACTTTATTAGAGCAAGAGACCGCGCTTGACTACATCAACGCACTAGAAACAGAAATTAAAACAGACAAAGTGTTGACAGTGTTAACCGAAGATGATAAATATGTAGTACGATATGATGGACGTATCTCTGTATGGGATAGTGAGGAGCTTCCGTACACGGTGAGACAACGCATCGGTATGTTGAAACTGACTGACCCCAATATTGTAGTGGAGGGGGTAGGTATAAAAGTAAAGCAAGGCTTTATAGTAGCGTCGCCGCCCGAAGGATTTGAATTCGGTTTAAAGGAGGATAGTGATGCAGTGCCCGAAATGTAAGACTAATCGTACTTACGTAACCACAACAGTGAACTACACCGCAACCCAGATATTGCGGTACAGAAAATGCCACGGATGTGCGCACAGATTTTCTACTATGGAGGTGCTCACTGACACGCTACCAAAACCAGTAGGGGCAAATGCCTTAGATTCTCACGCGTTTCCTAAGTTGAAACCCTCGCTTACAAGGCAAGACCGCGCACTGATAGAAAAGATAAAGGCTGACATACAAAGAAAGGAGTGACCATGCTACGAAACGGACAGTTTATAAAAGAAGAACCGCCGAAGATCGGTGCACATTACACGCCCAAAGCAGGGCTCTTACCAACACCAGAGGAGAGGCTGGTGCAGGACGTGCTGCTAGGGTACAAGAACCAGTCACAATCATTTTTGTCACGCGTATTCGGCGTGATGCTACGAGTGTAAAACCAACCAAGGAGAATAACTATGCAAGCTGCACGACTACTTACCCCTATGCAAGTAATGATACTGATGGAAGCGACTGAAGTGAAGCCACTGCAAGCCAAAAACAAAGCGATTGACGAAGCCATCGAGCGCATCAAACAGCAAAGCCCTGAGAAGTTCTTTCACTACGGCAAGGACAAGAACAAGGACAAGCCTGACCCCGCCATGAGTAACCGTGTATTCTACGATGAGCCGTATTCTTTGGCTATTGCTAAGGGTGATTATGCAGAACACAAAGTGCCGTTTTCCGGCAGCAAGCAATCTGAAATCTTTAAAGCACGGAGCAAGTTATGAGATACGAGGTTTACGACGAGGAAGGCAAGCTCTTCCGCAAGTTTTGGTACAGAGAAGAAGCTGAGCGTTTTGTGCAAGGTGGCTGGAAGCTAGTCACTAAGACTAAGCACAGAGATGCAAAGCCGACACCCGAGACACATGGGGAAGCTTTGGTATGAAGCCGCCTGAGATCATAGCCGTGGCGTTCTACGTAGCGATAGCTATGTTCAGTTTGTACTACGGCACAAGGGTAATCATGGACGAGCCGCAGATCATGTGTGGCGTGGCTGAGATCAGCCCTGACTTTAGTGCGGAAGATAGAGCGCGATGCAGACAGATGAGGGGGCATAAGTTATGACATGGGATGAATACAACAAACTCTTTCACAAGACACAGGCTAATTTGGTAGCGTTTCAACCGCTGATGCAGTGTGACCATGAAGTTATAAAAATGATTGAAGCAGCAGTGGAAGCAGAGCGCGAGGCGTGTGCGAAGGTGTGTGATGTGTTTGCTGTATCTGCTTTTGATGATGAAGCAGGAATTGCGTTGAACATTCAAAAATCTATACGCGCAAGGGGGCAGGGATGACTGATGACATAGGAGATCGGTTCGCGCACCGGCTGGCGATCATGCTGGAGTGCGCCCTGCTTAACCCTACGGACACATGGAATGATGCTCATGCGCTGCTGGACGAGTACCACAAGGCATTACGTGAGCGTGATGATGCAATGGGTACTCCTTACGTTTCTGGCTTTGGAAAGGATTGATATGAGTGGAGATCACAACATGAACCAATTTACATACGGCAAAGCCATCATTGGCGGAGAACACAATATTACCCAAAAGCAAGACATTGAGCACTACAAAAGCCAGATCGAGCGCCAATGTGTTGAGATGCAGTGCACGCTAGACTTGCTGAAAGCCACAGTTGAAACGCTACGGATGCGCCTCAAGCCAGTAATAGCAGATGCACCGATGCGTACAGCAGATCATGACTTGCCGCCAGTGGCTTCACCGCTTGGCTTGTCCATCAATCAATACCGACAGCAAACAACAGCCGTCATTGATGACCTTGCCCACATTATCGAAAGCCTTGAGATATGAACAACCAAAACGTAATCGCACTACCAGCATCAATAAACTTCACACCAGAACAGGCGTTGCAGTCTGCTTTGAACGAATCGCTTACGGATGTGTTGATTATTGGGTACGACAATGAGGGTGAGTTGGTTATACGCTCATCAAAAATGAGTCGCATGGATGCCTTGTGGATGACAGAGAAGGCGAAAGAGTGGGCGTTGCGAGGTGGGTTATGAAACCTGTAGCGTGGATAAAGATACGCGAGTTATCGTACATGAAAGCCGTAGCACAACACGGCAAAGACGACTGGCAAACTAATCTTGGTTTGAAACCTGAACCAGATGACGAGGGCTTATATACAGAGACGCAGGTGCAACGGATGATTGAGTTGCTTGAACGCTGCGAGAACGAGATGCGCTACGCCGGATGGACTAAGTACGAGTCTGACAACAGCGCAAGGAACGGCGTGTACGAACAGGTGAAGGAGTTTTTGGAATGAGAGAAAAACGGATGACTGTCACAAATAAAAGGCTGGCTGAAATACTGACCACGGCGATGGAGAAGCCTGAGATAGCAAACGCCCTGATACAGCGCGTGATAAACACACTGAATAAACAGGAGCAGCGCGAATGGCAAGGGCTGACGGAGAATGAAATCAAACACCTTTGGTACGAAGCGTGTCAGACAAATCTGGAATTAACTTCACAACTTATTGTGCATTTGGCTAGAAACATCGAAGCCAAGTTGAAGGAGAGGAACACGTGAGCAACTTTATTGCTGGCGTTCTTTGTTGTCTGTTTGCGCCACTTGCATGGTTATGCCGTGTGTGTAAACACCCTTTTAGGTCAGAGTGGGACGAGCGAAGCGAGGGTTTATATGACCATTGTGTTGTGTGCGGGACGCTGATAAAGCAGGAGAAGAACAGTGCCTGACATAAAACTATACGACTACCAGCGAGAGCCGCAAAACCCGCGAGTTAAGTACACAGTGAGTTATCCGATGCCAGAAAAGAAGTCGGACTCACTACGGTGCAACGCCCCGTGGGTGGATAACCATATGCTCTGCTGCTACTTCGATGATAACGAGAAACTTATTGGCGCTAGGTTTGTGTACAAGAACGGGGCGTATGTGGACTTGATAAAAGTGGAGGACTTATGATCGACGCAAGAAAATTACAGTGTTACACGATGGCGTACAGGTTGCGCGGGTACGCCGAGGGACTGGACGAAGACAGGCATGAAGCGTTAGTTTCTATGCTGATGAAAGCAGCAATGTTATTAGAAGAAACGTGGGACGATTACCAATCCACATTACCACCAGACCAACGAGTAGGGAGTTAGGATGAAAGCATTTCCCAACATGACAAATCAACAAGGCATGGACTTGCGCGATTACTTTGCGGCACAGGCGATGAATGGCTTGATACATCATTTTGATTTCGGCACATTCAGAGATGACCCGCTGCGGGTTGCAAGATGGGCATACGATGCAGCAGACGCAATGATGAAAGCAAGGGAGGAGAGATGAAAACTATAGAACAACTAGCAGACTATCTGGACGACAACGCACGCAACGAATTAGATAACGCAGCGGCAACGGCGCTACGTAAGCACAGCAAACTATTTAAGGTTGCACATGAGATGGTATCCGCAAAGACTCATGAGCACAGCAAGGCAGCGTATGTAGAAATGGTAGACTTAATTAAGGGGAAGGCGCATGACTGAAGTAGTAAGGCGTAAGCGTGCGAAGCCAGCAATGAAGATGCTAAGCGTGCGTATGCCGGAGTACGTTATCAAGTATTTCTTCGATAACTACCCAAATGGCAGTAAGGAAATAAGAAGTTTGTTGGAAGAGTATGTCAATCACAAATTAGGAGCTAACCATGAAAAGAAGGACTAAAGCAGCAAAGCTGACCAAGTACATGCAAGAGAACCCAAACGCACCCGTAGCGGAGCTTATGGAAAAGTTTAAGGCATCAAAGCAATCCATCTACAACACGCGTTACAGAATTCGTAAGCAGCACAGACAAGATAATAAAATAACGATAACGGCTACGCAAGTAGCAATAGCTAACAAGCTGGGTCTGACCGCAGAGCAGTACGCTAAGGAACGGGCTAAGTTGAATCCTAAGATTCGTTTGGCTGCAATGGTTTCGTCAAACACATCTGTTCATGATGTAGTCAATCACCCTGCGCACTACACAGATGGTGGCATCGAGACAATAGACTTCATCGAAGCGAAGCGGCTCGGCTATCACCTTGGCAATGTTGTGAAATATATTTGCCGCGCTGGTAAGAAAGGCACTAACATGGGGTTGCAAGATTTGCAGAAAGCACGGTGGTATCTTGACCGCGCTATCGAGAAGAACGAGATCAACCCACCTACGAGGTAACTATGCCAGCCACACCAGAGAGCAAAGTTAAGGCCGCAGTCGTCAAGCTGATTAAGCAATACGGTGCATACTATTTCTTTCCAGCTACGCACGGCTACGGTCGCTCTGGTGTGCCTGACATTATCTGCTGCGTCA